GAGCAGGAGTTTGAGAAACTGTTCTTTTCTTTGTTGCAAGTTCTGAATCATCTGATGCATCAACAGGAACGCAGTTGGGAACCATTTTTCCATTTTTTTCTTTCATCCCTATTTGCTTGTAGCCTTCCCAGCACGGATCTCCCGCTGAAACAAGTGAAGTAACTACATTATCAATTGGCTGATCAGACATTTTCTGTTTCCTCAGGTGCTGTCTCTGCATCTGGGGATTCAGCAACGTTTCCTGCTGCCTCTGCACCTGCAGATGCTTGCTGAAGTGCTTGCTCAACCTCTGGAGGTAGCGGTGCAACGGAAGCTGCCTGCTGTGCGCTGCGAATTGCATTCATAACATCTGGTGCAATTGCTCCGAGCATTGCTTCTGTAAGTTCTGGTGTGAGGGCTCCACGCTCTGAGAGCATACGGATTGCCATCTCTGTTGGAGTTGGTGCATCTTGATCTGAGAAGCCATGAGCACGACGCCATGTGTCGTAAGAAACTGCGCCACGATCAAATCCTGAGTCAGCATCTGCTGCACGGTCATTACGAGTTGCAATTGCTGATGGGTCATACCAAACAACAATGCGATTTACTTCTGTATCTGTAAATCCACTTGCAATAAGGTATGGACGAAGATAAACAACAGTAAGTGCATCTGCAATAAGCAACATCATTGGTTCTATGTGTGACTTGTAAAGAGTTTCATCAATCTGAAGTGCATTTGAATACTTAACATTTGCAAGACCAGTTACAACATCCTTTGGAACATCTAGTCCCTGAAGGATGCGCTCTAGTACACGGTCAGAACGCTCAGCTAACGCTGGGTCGAATGAACGCTCAAACTTAAATTGCTTAATCTTGTCGCCAAGTTCTGCAGGACCACGAATAATAAGTGGGACAACTGCTGATGCGGACTCTTCGTCACGAATCGGAGTTGTCATTGCATCCATTAGCTGCTCTTCGAACTCATCTTCTGCCTCTTCAGCAGTAAAACCAGCACCGATGCCGTCTTCAGAATCGTATGGATAGTCTGGATCCGCTTGAGCAGCAACAGAAAGACCATCAGGTAAATAAAGAGCACCAGCATTAAGGCGAGATCTAGCAGTTGCACGGAATGTCCTGTTCAGTAGTAGGAGTTCAGCGCAGAGATCTAGAAGACCACGCAGTGATGAATCGGCTTCATCTGAGTAACGAGGATGTGAACGCCAGATGCGTCCTACGAATGCATTCTTTGAAAGCTTTGTAGCCAATCCATTATTTGCATTATTCCCAGAGACACCTTGCTCACGGCGACCAATAACATTGAATCCTCCTCGAGGATCAGTTGTTACTTCATCAACAGAACGAATATCCCAAGACTCGGGAAGACCAGCTCCAGTTCTAGCTGGCATTTGAACGAGGTAGCATTCCCCAGTAACCGATAAGTTAAGTGCTGCATCTTTAAGTAAACCTGCCTGTCCTCCGTATGCGGAATTTAAACGATCAAGTGCACGCTCTGCTGCTTGAGCCAAACGATCATCAACTCTATCTGAGTTGCGAACAGATACTGGAGACTCAGCTGGGTCATCAATAACTGCTGCATAAATTCTAATTCGTGAAATTACTGATGCAACTAAGTTGAATGCATATTTAACTTCACCGATTGCGTCGTAGTACTCCCAAGCCTCTGCTTGCCACGCACTTGAACCTGCTGAACGACGAGCTCTGAATTGCTCGTATTCACCTTTGTCATTAATCTTTAACTGAGCGGCCGCTGCAGTAAGAGAACGAGGTGTTGAGTAACTAACTGATTGAGCTTGATTTGTTGTAAAGATAGATGAGATAGATGTAGGAGTTGGGGGTGAGGCAATTATTTGAGTTGATCTAGAAAATGTTGATCTTGTTCTTTTACTAGCAGCATTTTTAGGCGCAGGAGTCGGCTCGACTGATTCGTCGTTGGTAAAAATTCCCATTCTTACTCCTCGTCAATTCTGCTGCGGAACATGAGGGCTGTCACTTATCCTCATATGCGGTCAACAATCCTGCAATAGCAGACAACGCTGAAATGGTTGCAACTATGTAGGTTACTTCAGGGATAATGATAGCGGATACTAGAAAACCTGATCCTACCCAAACTGAGGTACACCACTCGCAGGTCAGTAGATATCCGATAAAGGATTTCTCTGGCGGACACTTCTTCCAGATCCAATTACGGATCGGATTGAAAAGAGTATCTCTGGTAAAGAAGCGAGTTCCACGATATGTAGCAAGAGCTAGGATAATAAATTGCCAAGTTGAAATTTGACTCATTCGATTGGATCCGCTGTTGAAAAGACTGAGCTGTTCTGCCCATAAGGATTCCAAGTGCGTAGGCGTGAGCCACAGCCGCAATTCTCATCCTTGGTAAAGGCGATGGTCTTGCCTGTGTCGGTTTTGATGGTCGTAGTCTTACCATTTATCAGTCTGGCAGTGAAACCCTCTCTAAAGACCAATTTAGGACCTTCTGGAGAGTCTTGAGCAATAAGTATGTTATTTCCTAGGAGCACAACTCGAACTCGGTCTATCTTGCGAGTTCCTTCTGGGCTTGGCCCACTTGTAGCAAGATCAGAGACGGCTACAGAGTTAGGTGGAGCAATCCAAGCGACCGCTGGAAAGACATCTGCGAGAGAACGCATAACTAGTCTCCTATGTTTGTGTATTCGGTAGGTATGTAAAACTCATCCCAGCCGAGGTAAGACTTAGCTAGAGGCAACGGAACTAGTATAGGGGTTTGTCTTGAAGTTGCGCCTATCAGTGAATCAATATCCTCTGGGCTCTTAACAACTTTAAACTTCTTCCAAGCATGGTGAGAGATGAGGTGAGAGATTGGGAAAGCCATTGGATAGGCAGATCTAGGACTAGTCATAGTCTCAAGACGGCGAGAGTGGGGGCGCTTAGAAATTTTAGGGTTGCTCCAAATAACTACTGCAAGATCTTCTTCGCTGTAGGTTCCAGATGCTGTTGTATATGTTCTAGCCATTGCTCAAACGCCGTGCCATAGCTCGATAGGTGACACCAGCAGCCTCTGCAATTGCTGCGGTGGGAACCCCACGACCGCGAAGCTGTTGAGCAAGCTCAGTCAACTCTCTGTTGGCAACTGCCAGCGGGCTAGTAGGAGAAGTCTTGGCACGATAACGCTTTGAGAGGGCTGAAAGCTCTTGGAGTTTAATCCTCAACTCGGTGGGGACGCCGGGAGATACGGATCTTAGGCGAGGAGCATTCTTGGTAGGAACGGAAGTTGTAAGGGATTTTGGAGGAGGCAGAGGAACAGCTCTGAACTGCTTTGTATCTTCTGCTCTACGAACCCAGAAGTGAATCGTCGTCTTAGGACGCTTGGGGTTGAGCGAGTCTCCAATAATGGCAAGGGACCATCCAGCTTTCCACAGCGCTCTCAGGCGTGCTTCCATCTCAGCTCGAGTGAGGGAGGAGACATAGGTAACTTCATCTATAGGAAGTTTTGGCTGGTTAATCATGGGTCTTATTCTACAGGCTTTTGAAAGGGTCGTTCAGGAATCTAGAAGAGGGAAAATCGTATTGTACGAAAGGGGAGAATATATGAACCTTTACATAAATTGCTTTTGACCTGCGAGAAGGGTACGGATGGTTTTTGACATTTTTGAAATCGTTCCGGGCTTTTTTCTAGACTTTTTTACCTCCTGGTTTTTTTTCTGACTTTTGCAGGTTTTTTCTATATAAAGTCTTCTATAACCTTTTGTTACAACTTTTTTTGCTTTTATCAGAGAAAAGTTAGTCATTGAAAACATTATTTATTTTCTTTATTGTTTTTAAAAAGCTTTTTTATTTTTATTACTTATCTAGTTGATCTAAGTTACTAACAAGAATATAAAGTAACTTAACAAGTCTTAGGTCAAGGCTTAGAGGTTTTAGGTCAAGGCTTAGTTACTACCTAGTAACTTAGCCTCCTGCCTATTAGCCTAGAAAACTATGACTAGTCATAGTCAAGACACGCCCAAGAAATAACACTTGACAAAGTGCAGGAAGGTCATGTATCTTTATCTTATTGGAACAGGGAGTTCCAATACATACAAAGGGAGAAACAAATGTCATACGGAGTCTCAATAACAGTAAAGTACACAGAAACAACTTCAACAGGAACTATCACTAAAGAAACAAACTACAACTTCCACGTTGATACCGCAGAAGGTGCAAGTAGCCTAATTATTGACACCGCAAAGAATGCAAAGGGAATGAATGCAATTGTTCAAGAAGTAAAAGTTACAGAAGAGAACCAAAACTCTTATGAGAACCCTTACCGCAACCTTTCAGATAGCGAAATCTTGGACTTACTCCTAACCAAGTAACCGCAAGATTTAGCCCCCCTATCCAAGGGGGGCTTTTTCTTTTCCCGACACGCCGTAAAAGCTTTTTCTTTTATATCTTGACAAATGTCAGGAAGGTCTGTTATTGTTCTCTTAGTGGTTCAGGGAGAACCGCAAAACAAAAGGGAGAAACAAAATGACAACATCACCAATGACCGTAGAGTTAGCAATCAACCCAGTTCAACTCGAACTGATCAAAATGGCTTTAGAACTTGAAATCAAAACTTATGGCGGAAGTAAAATGCAAATGACCGCAGAACCTGCTCTTCGTATTTTTGCTCGACTTATCGGAGAACCTATCGGACTTCCAAAGTTTAGAGGACTACAAGGACGCAAGGACGCACTTCAAATAGTTACAGACTTCCTCTCCCAGTGGGAGGACGGCAGGGCTACTGAGGTCTAGTAGCCAACTCCCTAAAGAACCCCTCGAGAAATCGGGGGGTTTTTTATTGGGCGTGTCTATTGCAAATATCAGGAAGAAGGTTTATAGTTGTCTTAATGGTTCAGGGAGAACCGCAAAGGGAGAAAGAAAAATGACAAACCCATTCATGGCAGTAATTGACTGGATAGATGAGAACGCTGATTTTGGCGCACCTATTGGCGCTTTTATTGGTGTAGCAATTGCAGTCGCTCTATGTTTTATCTTTGGAGCATAATGTTAATAGCAACCGTAGCAATAATCGCAGGGCTTCTAGGAACTGCATTCGCAATGATTCAAGACCCAATCGAACAAGAAAGGGAATAGGGAAATGGCTTCAACTTCAGAACTGATCAACAACAAGACCATTGAACAAATAACAAAACAACTTCTAGAGGCACTATCAGAAGGCAACACCGCAAGGGCTGAACTTCTAGAAATGTGGCTAACAGAACTAAAGAACTTAAAGTAAATCCGTCAAACAAGAAACCCCTCAACCGTAAAGGTTGGGGGGTTCTTTGCTTTCAAGAATTGGCGAGGTAGCTACTACGCTCCAACTCCTACATCAAGACCGTCAAAAAGATATGCAAGAACATCTTCATCAAAGCAACCGCACTCTTTTAGACCTACTGACTTTCGATAAGCGTTGATAGCCTCAACACTTCCTTCTCCTAGTCTGCCAAACTTGTCTCTAACAACTGCGTCAAAACCTAGATCTTTTAGACGCAACTGGACAGTCTGAACAGAAGAAGAGTTTCTTGCAACGGCATTAACAACAAGGGCTGAGAGTGAAATGATTACATCTGCTTCTCTCTTTACCTTTGGTGCTGACTTGCTTTCCTTCTTTACTTCTTTGACCTCTACAACTTTAGGCTCTTCTGCGAGCGCAGGTGTGAAGATAGGTTCTTCCGCAGGTGTCTCCACGGGATTAAACATTGAACCTACTAGGGGTCTGAGTTCTTCGCTCATGTTTCCTACTTTCCTTCAGGGAACTTCTTAAGCCACATTTGAAACTTAGGTTCCGCCGTAGCACTATTATAGTCGCTCTTTGAGATCTTCCATGCGGAGAAATCTTCTCCACCATTGCTCATGTGGTGAGCAATCTGAGCGTTGATTACTGGATTGAAAAGGTCTGAGTTTGAATCAAGTGAAAACTTAATTCTTCGATCCGGGCCTAGGTCTCCAATCATGTTGATCTGATAGACACCGTAGGAACTATCGCCAGTCTTTGCGTTGCCATTAAAGGCAAGAGGGCGACCATTGGATTCTTTCTTTGCAATAGCCCACGCAATGCGAAGGGCTCTACCTTCAAAGCCAACTGCAATGAGAAGGTCTCTCAACTCTGTATCGCTGAGAGCGGTCTTGTTCTCAAAGTCTGAAAGCTTCGGTTTTACTTCTACTACTTGTGGAACTACTACTACTTGCTGAACAGTTTCCATTTGATCTGGACTCTGCGCTACTGCTACTGCGGTAGATGCTAGAACTACTGTCAAAGACATTAGTGCTACCAAATTCTGCATGTGGCGTTGCTTAAGAGATTGCCTCATTTGGGTTCCTTTGTTTGGGGACAGGGACAGGTTGCTTGACTTGCCAACCTTGCTAAACCCCTTGGGGGATAGCCTTACTTCAAGTGTCTAATCCGTAGATCTCCTTATGTCACTTGTTCTTCTTGTGTTAACTATACCGCAATGTCAGGTTAATCCGACACTTATTTAGCCTATCAGGTTAAGATTTATTTCACACTCTAACCGTAAATCCCCTGCTGATAGCCTTAAATCTATAATAAAACCTAAATGCTCCATAAAAAATGCAGGAAGGCAGGTTTTTCCCACCCTCCCGCACTTGGAAAGACTTAAAGCTTTATCGCTTCTCTCTAACAGATAAAGTCGCTGATGCTACTGAGGTAAGACCAAAGGCGAGCGCCATTGAGTCATTACCTTGATAACCTGCCACAAGACAACCTAGCCCAAGGGCTAAAGTAGCAACGGCAGTCCAAACTATGTTCTTGGTATTCATAGGCTCACTCTCTTATCAGGTCTAGTTCTACCCACAAGGCGAGAATGTGGGTCTCTAACGACCACACCAGCCCCATAGACAGCCTTTCTTGCAGTTCGGTAGGCAACGCCTAGTTCTTTGGCTACTGCCTCTAGAGATAGCCCGCTTTCGTATAAGCGAACTGCCTCATTTGTAATCTTGTCAATCTTCACTAGTTATTTACTCTCGTTTCTTTTGATAGTTCGGCTTGTAGGTATCTGATCTTTTCGTTCTTTTGGTTGATAACTCGGTGCAGTTGACCCTGCGCTCTAACTCCGACAATCATAACAAAGCAAGAGCCAGCGAGCGCAATTACTATTGCAATCAAAGTTCCTGTATCTAATAACATTTTTACCCCCTCTCTTTTATAGTGTAGGCAAAAGTAAAGACAGAGAAACAACCAACCCAGTCGCCCCACTGCTTGCCAAAGTGAAAGGTCTTCCAGTTAGTAGCCACAATGTTGAGCCAAAGGGTATAGCGACCAACCCCAATAGTTAGATGAGCTAAGTAAGTCGGTAGCCCAAAGCCAAGATCAAACATCATCTTTTTA